CGTCGGCGGCCGCGATGCTCTGGGTGATGCGGGTGGAGAGCGGCGTGTAGGTAGCCATTACGCTCCTTCGACGACAACCATGAGGTCACGAGGCGCGGTTCCGGTCTCGATGGAGTCGACGTCGATGGTCAGCACGTCTCCGGCCGCTACCGACCGCTTGTCGGAATCGGGCAGCGACTGAACCTGCTTCGTGACCGTGTAGGCGATCGAGGGCTTGCCGGTAGTCGCGTAGATGGTGCTTCCGTTCTTGTTGATGTCCACCACGGTCGATCCGCCTGTTCCGGGAGTAGTCCGAGTGAGCCACACAGCCGTGATCGTGAACGCGGTCGGAGCTACGAAACTGCCATCCACGCTCACTTCACCGGCTCGGTACGGCCCGTTCGCGTTCCACGTGTAGAGTACTCGTGTCGGGAGCCCCGATGGTGGTGTCCACTGGAGCGTTCCGGGCGTCGCCGTATGCTGGAGCACCGAGAGCGCGGCGCCCTGGGCCGCCGGCAGCAGCAGCGCGTAGTCCGTGACGGAGCTCGGAGGGCTGATCTTGATGCTCTGGCCCGCCCCGTTCTGGAGGTCGAGCAGCGTCCGGCCGTTCGACGCGTTGTTCTTAATGACGAGACCGGTAATCGCCTGTCCATCGGTCCCGCGGCCGCCTGGGAGCTGGAGCTGGCCCCAGTCCCATTGGACGAACTCGGTACCACTGGCATTAAACGTACCGGACCCGACTACGATGATGATCCGAATGCGGAGGTCAAGAAACACCCCACCGGTGGCTACAATGGAGCCCGCTTCGGCCGGCAGCACGTTGTACGTAAATTGCTGAAACGCGGTGGTAAGCGACGCCTTGGGTACCGACGTGGAGCACACATTCAACGCGCTTCCCTGCTTCAGCACCAGTTGGACTGCAAAATCCGCGGCCCCCGGGTTCACGTGCCGGAGCCCGAACGCGAGCACGAACCCGGTGTCTGTTCCTGGGTCCGCGATGTCCGCGATCGACATCTCCAAATAGTAGGTTCCGGGCGACATCGTGCCGCCGTTCGTCTGTAGCCACGAAGTGTCGCCCACGCCGGGCCACGAGTCCTCGTTGATCTGGTCTTCCGCGTTTCCTCCGAACGGGTTCGTCCACGGCTTCGTCGGGTCATTCGCGATATACGCGTCGGGCTTCGACTTGACGGTTACTTCCGGCGGTACAACAACATGGAGGCGCGCGAGTGGTGTCGTGGTCCCGAGCCCGAGCCGCTGCTGCACGTCGTCGAACGCGCACAGGTCCGGGGTCCCGAGATAGATTTTTCCTAGCACCGGGTGGATCGTGGACCGGAGCTTCAGGAAACCGCTCGCGTTCTTCGACCCGTGAGCAACCTGGCCGCCCTCGCGTCCGAGGAGCACGAAGTAGTCCCCAAACGGGCCCGCAACGGGCTCGCCCGCGGAGTTAGACTGGAGGCCTCGGTCGTGTAGCTTGATCGCGGCCCCGATCTCCCGGAGGAACGGGTTCAGCTTCGTCTCGATCTCGCGAACCATCTGGATCGGCTCGTACTTCCTCGAGAACCGGAGCTTCGGCGGAGTCCTCATTAGCGGTTGCTCTGCTCCTTTCCGTGGGACACGACGTCGAGCCCGATGTAGTGGACCGAGAGGTCGGCCACGACGGTCGGGAGCTTCACGATCTTGACCTCGTGGGCCTCGGCCTGCGCGTCGAGGTGGGTGCGGATCAGGCCGCCCACGAGTGTGTCGGCCACGAGCGTCACGCGGTCCCCGATCGCCTCGCCGACGTTCTGTCCCCGGACCGTGAGTTCGATCGCCCCGGTGCTGAACGTGAGCGTGACGCCGGTTCCGGCGGCGATCGCTGCGAGTGAAATCGTGATGCTGCTCGAGCTTGCCTTCGCCGAGACCTTCGTTCCGGGCTGGATTCCGGCCCCGCTGATCTTCATTCCGACCGTGACGTTCGTGAACGTGGCGCTCGAGGTGACGGTGGTGGGGGTCGAGAGGGTGGTGTTTCCGGCCGCGGTGAACGCGGTTCCGGCCGCGCTCGTGCGCGCGTACACCCGGTGGATTCGGGCCTTCGACCCGAGGTCCGCGATGTACTGGAGCCGGGTCCGGAGGACCGGAGAGATCGTCCCGCCGGCCTCGGGAACGAGCCCGGAGTTCTCAACGTACACGACCCCGTCGCTCGAGTGGCCGGTCAGGAGGTACGGGACCCCGTTGATCTCGGCCTGCGCGGTGCTGCGGGCCGCGACGTTGAGCGGGCCCATTGCGGGGAGCTGGCCCCCGGACTTCACGTGGAGCCGGTTGTAGCTGAACTGGAGCGCCTTCGTGTTCGCGGTACCGCCGTACGGGGTGTAGTAGAGCACGAGCGCCTGGTTCTGGACATCGTTGCGGAGCACCGCGCTGCTGAGCGCCGAGACCTTCACGGTGGCGGCCCAGTCGAGGTCGATGTTGAGAGGCTGGTCCGTCATTCCGTCGGTCGCGCGGAGCCCGGTTTGCGACGCGTACGCGAGCATCGGGCCCTGGCCCATGTCGAAGATGCACGCGGCGTTCTTGCCCGGGATTCCCGAGACGGTGCTGATGTCCTCGAAGCACCGCGAGCGGTCGAAGTCCGCGTCGGTCTGGCGCGGGAGGTAGTTGAGCCGTACGATCGACGAGACCATTCCGACCACCATCAGGTTCCCAACCCGTCGGATGCACGTCACGCGGTTGAGCTTCTTCGACTGGAACGCGATGACGTATGGGGGAGGGAAACTCTCGGGCTTATCGGGGACCGAGTAGCGGATCGCATGGGGCTTGAGCGGGTCGTTCAGTACGATCTGGCCGTCGAGCACGTCGCCGGTATCGGCGTTTGGCGGAGGGAAGTCCGCGCCGTATGAGGTCGTGACCCCGATTTCGCTCTCGAGCGTGATGTACCGGAACGGGCGGTTCAGGGTTTTGTCGATGATCGCCCCACTCGAGAAGACGCGCACTCCAACCGCGTCGATTCTGAGGGTGTCGTTGTGGGCGGTCCCGATTTTCCCGATGATCGCCCCGAACTCGGCAGAACCGTCGTCCACGAAGTCGGCCGCGACCCACGCCTTACCCCACGCGTCTCCGGGGCCGCCGACCGTTACCCATCCGGCGTAGATGTCGTTCCCGTAACGCGTGACGTTCTCGGACGCGTTGAAGCGGAATTCGCGCCGGGGCGATGTGTACTCGGTCGCGGAGCTTCCAAGCTCAGCGTTCTTCGATAGCGAGACCCACGCGCCGGCTACGCTACTGTTTCCGTCGTTTGTCCACTGTCCGAAGACCGTGACTTCGATCCCGGTAATGGTGCCGGTGATCGCTGGGATCGCGAACTTCTGAAGGACGTTTGCCGCGAGATCATTAGAAGAGGTGGCGTACGTCCCGTTGCGCCTCCCGAGCATGTTGGTGGGGCTCGTAAACTGCGTGTACACTCCCGACCACGCAACAACGGCGCTGGCAAATCCAGTAGCCCCGGTCGCACCCCACCCGAACGTGCCGTTCGCGGCCCCGAGTTGGAAGGTTGTTGGGACGTCCGCGAGCGCAGTTCCCTGGCCCCCGACCGTGGCGACGAGCGAGAACTCAGCGAGGGCCGGAACCGTTGCGGCGTCGGCCGCGCGGTTCGACATGTAGATGCGCCACGCGTTCGCGGTGTTCTTTCCGTCGGTCCCATCGTTGATGAGGGGCGCGTGTCGAGTCACGATCACGCTCTGGGTCGCGTAGCTCGTGATCGTGACGTACTGGAGGTACGGCTTCCCGTTCTTGTCGTATGGGATGAAGGTGCTCTCAACCTCGTCGGCCTGACCCGGGTTGTAGACCTCGGTAACGAGGAACCAGTAGACTCCATCGCCGAGCAGGAGCGGCCACGATCCGGCCATCGTCGCCACCGAGAACGGAGTTGTGCTGCCGCTCGCGCCCGGGTCGACCGGCTCCATCCCCATCGCGCGCGTTACGAGGACGGGCGGGTTACCGTCGGTCGGCGCGTTGTAGGCTACCCTTCGGGGCCTGTTCTGGGCCCCGAGCAGCAGGTAGTTGGCGCCCTGAAACTGGATTGTGTCCATCTGGTCGTTGGTTCCGGCCACGAGCGTGAGGCCCATGCCGGTGAACGTGCCGGTCACGGCCGAGAACGGGGACGAGAAGAGCTTCGTGCCGACCGATCCACCCCACGCGATGAGCTGGTCGCCGGCCTCGTCGAACGCGAGGTGCGCGAGCCCCTTCACGGGGTATGAGGCCTCGACGGTCCCGTACGCCAGCCTTCCCGGGAGCCTGTGGACCGCGGCACTGTACGGCTTCAAAATTAGGTCGTCGGCCTGCTGTAGCTCGCCATCCGCGAGCAGAGTCGCGTCGCGCGCCGTTACGAGACCGCTGTTGAGGGGCTCCTTCGTCATCGCCATGTTAGATGTCCCAGTAGGTCCAGATGTCGAAGTCGACGTAGTTCTGCTCGCCGGCCTCCTTCTGCGAGAACAGGCGGACGTCCTCGTCCTCGCTCTCGAGCTCGTCGAACTCGACACAGCGCTGGATGCCGGTCTCGACCTCCTTCATAAGGATCGGGAGCCGCTGGTCGTCCTCGGCCTTCACGCGCATCAGCGCTACTCGAGCGTCGTCGAGGAACACGTACAGGAACGAGTCGGGAATGTCGATGTAGGTGCCGGTCGGGTCCATCCGGCGATAGTACTTCAAGAAGAGCGTGTCACCCTGTCCCGGGACCGGGTAGAGCTTCATGTGCTTGTGCTGGGCCCCGACGTTGAACGTGTGGACGTTGTAGATCGTGTAGTGGGTCGGGACACCGCCGCGTGACTGGTTCGAGACCTTACGGTCGAGCTCGCGCTGGCGGTAGTAAACGAGCGTGCGGGGACTCGTCATGAAGCGCACGGTGTAGGGGCGCTGGAAGTTCGGCGGGAGGTAGTAGATGTTGGTGCCCGCGATGATCGGGATGTAGGCCGAGAACGTCATGTCGATCCCGGCGGGGGCGGGGGTCGAGGCCGCGGAGAGCGTGAACGACGTGATTCCGTTCCCGCTCGTCTCGGTCACGGTTGCGACCGTCGTGGCGGCCGGGATTCCGGTGCCAGTTACGGTCTGGCCCACGTTGACCCCGAAGATTGCCCCGGGGGTCGCGTTCGTGACGGTGAGCCCGTCAGGCGCGATGATGCAGCCCGCGATGACGGTGGGGATCGAGTTGTCCTGGAGAAGGAACGTCCAGTCCTTGATCGCGTTCCACTTCGCCATCGTGGACGCGATCGCGTCGCCGGCTGCGAGCACGAGGTTCGGGTCGTCCTGCGCCGCGATGATTCGAGCGACGTAGGTCTTCGCATCCGACAGGAGCATCGACATCGGCTAGACCTCGTACCACGAAACGGTGCCGTCGAGTCCGCACCCCGTGAGGTAGCCGCCCCCGTACGAGCGTACGCAGAGGCCCTGGCCGGGAGCGAGCGTGATCGGGAACGAGGGGTCGATGACGTCGACGGACGCGGTCGCGTCGAGACCCGCGCCCACGCCGAGCGACGAGAACGGGCCCTCGAACACGACGCTGGTGACCGTGAGGCCGGCCTCCGCGTAGCGGACGTCGGTGACGGCGCTAGCCGCCTGTCCGGTCGCGTTCGGCACGGCCGCGAGCGCGGTCCCGCCGGTGGGGGTCGCGGTCGAGAAGCGCGCGAACACCATGCCACCGCGCGCCCCGCGGCCCGCGGCGACCGCGGCCGTGAGGGCCGCGTGGAGGTGCGTGATGATGCAGCTTTTGGTGGCGGATGTGTTCCTCATCGCCCAGATCGTGAGGTCCGCGGCCCGGTCGCTGGCTGCGTTAGCGCAGAAGAGGGGCGCCGAGTAGGCGGGGAGGCTTCCGATGTGGCGTCCGAGGACGTCGGACTGGTAGACGGGCAGGCTGTACGGCATTAGACCTCCAGGGCTTCCGCTCGGCGGACCGCCCGAAGTTCCTGGTAGAAGGCGAAGAGGCCGGGGATCGTGGCGGCCGGGCTTCGGTTGGCGCGCACCCACTCGCGCGCGTTCTCGGCGAGAGTGCGGCGGAGCTCCGCGTTCTCGATGAGGGTCCCGAGCTTCTCCACGAAGTCATCGGGGGTATCGTAAAGGAGCGCGGTCTTGCCGTGCTCGACCTCGTCGGAGTACGGCGGCAGGTTCGACACGAGCGAGGCCTCGGGGGAGGGCCCGATGCTCGACTCGTACCACTTGATCGCGCTCTTGCAGCGGTTGAACACGCTCTTCGCGAGCGGAGAGAGGCTGATGTCGCACTGGAGCCCATGGCGCTTGATCTTGTAGGCCGAGTAGTCGAGCCAGTCGTGGTACTCAACCTGGCTGTCCGGGATCACGTCGTGAATCCACGGGAACTTGGTCCCCCAGATTACAAACGTGACCTGCGGGTACCGCTGGGCGATTGTGCGAAGCGCATCGCGAAGCGGGTACCAGTCCGGCATGTGGGACTGGCCGCCCTGCCACAGGATTCGGACCCTGTCGTCGGTGCGGGGAGCTAGGTTCGGGTACCAGTAGTCGGTTTCGACGACCGTGTTAGGGAACACGTATACACGCGGGCACTTGTGAATCTCGCGATAGTACTTCGCAAGCATTTTTGAGGGGACTGTTACACCGTGGCACAGGCGCGCGATTGCGTGGCACGAGTTCACGACTTTCCGATTTCGTGCGATGTCGAACAAATGGCCCGATTCATCGAACGTTTCTCGGTCGCGCCACACGAGGAACTCATCGCCGTTTGGCATTACGGTTGTGATTTCGTCGCCGGACTCCAGCAGCCTGCCGTTCCCGTCGCGCGTCCCTAGCCGCCCGAACGCGGGATTGAACGGGTGAATGTAGTCGACGTTGTCGTCCAGGTCGTACACAAGTGACGGGGGGTAAATCGCGGAGCCATCCGGCCCCTTGCCGGGCTTCATGTCGCAAATGATTTCAGGTACGCCGCCCATTGTGTCTCCGGTGGTCGCGAACAGCAGCGCGATGTCTGCGTTCACAAGGGCCTGGATCGTATTTGCCTGGTGCGCCCCGGAGTCGAGCCACGTTTCCGCGAGTCCCATAGCCGAAAGCGCCGCAAGCGGCACGTGGACTCTGTAGTAGTTGCACGCGTTGAGTTTCGCGTTCGGATCGAACGAGAAGACCCCCAGCTTTTCATCCCGAAGCGCGGTCACGCGGTTCCTTTCGTTAGAGGACGATCTTGCTGCGGACGTCGTAGTCCTTAAGCGGCCCTGCGAGGAGCTCGTAGAAGAGCTTCTTGTCCGTGAACGCGTCGGGCATCACCTGTAGGATCGCGGCGCGAACAGACGCTGGGATGCGTGCGACGAGCTGGAATTGGCGCCCCGGAGTGAACCCGGTCTTGCGGGTGAAGCGCCCAAGTACCGAGATTTCGTGCTGCATGTCCCGATACATCTTCACGCCCTCCGCGATCTCACCGATCCTCGGCACGAGCGGAGTAAGAACTTCCGGAGTCACAACAGCCTCCATGAGGTTTTTGTCCGCGAAGCTCAGGACGTGCTTCTGGCCCATTACTTCTTCCCTTTCTTCAGTCCCTTGAGGAGCTCGTTGTACATCGAGTCGGCCTTCGCGGCCGCGGTGGGCGAGATTGGGGTGCCCCCAAGGATCGTGCGCTGCGGGGCCACGGTCGGCTTCGGGCTCGGAACGCTCTTAGGTCCCGGCTTCACCCGGACCGAGTCGGCCACGAACGTCGCGGGCCGCGTCGCGCGAGCGACTACTCCGCGTCGCATGGTGTCCTCACCGACGGTTTCGGCCATCTGCGGGTCCATCCCGGCCGTGTCGACCGGGTTGTCCTTCCGGACGCGCTCTTGGAGGCGCTTCGTCGGTACGATTCGGCGTCGAACCCCGACGGTGTCGATCTGCGAGGGCATTACTTCTTCCTCCGGCGGCCGGTAGGCCACCTCGTGTGGGTATTTCCGTCGGCCGCGAGGCGCTCCGCCTTAACGTCGAGTTTTGTGGGCCGCGGATTCGCGTGGCCGTCGGCGTGGCCTTCGAACGCACGCTCGCGCGCTCGAATTCGGTTCATCGGTACCGCCCGCTTGGGTGCCATCGGCCTACAGCATCGGGCCGGGAGGGGCCTTGCGGGGCGCCTGGTAGTTCTTGCGGGTGTCGGCGCCGGTGCCGAGCTCGATCGGGCCGCTCTTCGGGGCGCTGCCCTGGTCGCCGTCGTTCGGGCCTCCCTCCGAAATCGAGAACTCGCCGCCGGACTGTACCGGTGCGAGCGCCGGACCCATGTCGGGGGCCTGCCGCACGTTGCCGTGCTTGATTCCCTGTTCATTGTTCGAGGTCTGGAACCCCTGTCGTGGTGCTCGTGCCATGTTCGTTCCTCCGTTGGGGGAGGAGGGGGCCGTGGCCCCCTCCCGGACGTCCATCACCCGTTAGGTGACGGAGCTCTTGTTGTTGATCGCGAGCATCATGCCGTTCGCCTTCTCGTTGAGCACCTCGAGGGTGCACTCGCCGACGACGATACCGGCCACTGCGTCACCGCGCTTCCCGAGCAGCGTGTGCTGCATCGGGCGGAGCCACGCGAGGCGGTTGATGGCGCGCTGGAGGAAGAACAGCGCTCCGGTCGTGTGGAGGGCCGAGGCCTGGGCTGACGAGGTGTTCGTCGACTGCGGGACCCAACGATCCAGCACGATCTGGAGCAGACCGAAGTCGCTGTCGTACATGTCGACAGCGGCGACGAGCTTCTTCTCCACGGCCGCGATGTTGCGGTTTCCAGCGATCTGCTGGAAGTTGCTGATCTGGCGCTTCAGCGAGGGCGAAGCGTAGACCTGCTCGGGGTTTCCCCCGGCCTCGTAGATCGTCTGGAGAATCTGGTTGAAGCTCACGGGCGTGAGGACCGAAGCGCTCGCGGTGGCGGTACCACCGTCCGCGGCCGCGGTGTTGGTCACGATGAAGTTCTGGAAGCTCCTCATCGTGCGGGCAGCGGCCGAGGCCGAGCCCGATGCCGAGGCGCTGGCACTGAACACGCGCTTCTCGAGCTTGATCGCGAGGCGCTTCGTGGCCTTCTGGATTTCGTACGCGTAGGCGTCCTTGAATCCGGCGGGGCTCACGGCGCGCTGCGACTCGCTCACGCCGATGTCCTGGCGGAGAATCTGCGTCACGTTCAGCACACGAAAGGGGGTCGAGGACCCGTCGTACGAGTAGTCGGCGCCTTCCTGCGCGCCGGTGTCGTCGACCGATCCGAGGGTGTCGGTCAGCCACTCGTGTACGACGTGGCTGGCGGTGGTCTTCGGGGCCTGGGTCACCCAGGGGGTGTCCCACGGGTCCACGTTCGTGATGAGGTCGAGCAGGTCTTCCCTGTTCGCCCCCGATCCGGCGAGGAACCCGAACTTGTAGACGCCGAAGTTTCCGGGAACTACGGTTCCGGGCATTGATGTTTCTCCGTTGGGTTAGCGCTCGACGCCGAAAAGCTCGTCGGGCAGGGTCTTGCCGATCATTTCGCGAAGCCACGGCTCCTTGTAGCCGGCGCGCCACAGGCTCTCGAGGCGGTTAGCCTCCTCCTGGGACGGTCCGAACTGCGCTGGAGAGGTCTCGTGGACCCCGCTTACTTGGCTGGTGATGAGTCCCGCGTCTTTGCGGGCCGCGAGTACCTCTTCCTGGCGGGCCTGCACGTTCACCTCGATCTGGTGTTCGCGCGCGCCGCGCTGCGTGAAGTCGTACTTCAGCCACGCGAGCTCCATCGCGCCCTTGTAGTCACCTCGGGTCCACGCGCGCCCGACGGCCTCGGAGAGTTCAGGGTCGGCCTGAACGAACTGCACGAGCTCGTCGCGGAACGTCATGGAGTTGGGGTAGCGCTCGGCCATGAACTGGTCGGCCTTCGCGTACTCGTCCCTGGGGGCGAGCACGGACTGCACGGCGTCCATAGCTTCGATCCGGGCGAGCGCGGCGAAGTCCGCCGGGTCCACCTCGTACTTGTCGGCCAGCCGCTTGAGGAGTTCCTCTCGCTCGCTGGACCGCTGCACGGGATCGGTGCGCGTTTCGGGCATGATGGGCGGAGTCAGGGGGGTTCCCTGGCCCCGGAGGAGCTCGTTCTGACGCAGGAGCTCCTTGTTAGCATGGAGGAGCTTGTGGTACGAGTCCTCGGCGAGGCGCTCGCCCTCCGCTGTCCTCTCATACTTGCCAAGCAGCCTGCCGGCACCCGCGGGTTGCCCGTCGGGAGGTTCGGTGCTGTCAGCGGTTGGCGCGGCGGGCGGGCGGGCCTGGGCAGGGTCGGCCTGCTGAGGCTGCTGGCCTGGCGCCGGTTGTGCGGGGACCGGTCCCAGCGGCTGCGGTGTCGCGGGCGCCTGGGCCGGGTCGTCCGGCTTCGGCGGGATCGGGAGCGGGTTCCCTACGTTGTGCATCGGGGCCTGCCTCTCCACCTCGTTGAATACGTCTTCGCCGATGGTGGCCGCGAGCAGGTCGCGAACCTGTTGGGGATGCGTGAACTCTGGCATGACTACCCCTTCTTTCGAGAGGGACGAGCGGCCCGCTGGGGTCGGCCCTTGCGCTCCGCCTGCACCTTCTCGGGGAGGTGCATCCCCTTGCTGGCCCGGTCGTACTCGTTGACGACCTTCTTAGAGATTTCTCCTCTGCTGAGCATCGCATGGAACTTACGCCGTTGTGCATCACTTCGATACGGCACGGTACTCTCCTTTTTCGGAGCGCTTGATCCAGTTGCAGTTCGCGCAGAGAAGCTGGTAGTAGCCAGCGGTGTCATTGAGCACCTTCTTGAGGTACTCAATACCAGTTCCGACGGTTTGTCGTTCTGCACGACCGCCGCCGTGTACATGGTCGATTTGCAGAGCACGTGGATCATTGAATCCACAATGACCACATGCTCCGCCGTGAACCTTGATGATTTCAGCACGTAGTTGCACGAACTTGGCCCGTTGCCAGGCGGCATTTTCAGGAGCCCGACGTCGCTTATACTCCGCAACACGAAGGGGGTTTCGTGCTTTCCATTCGCGAAGATACACGGCCTTAGACATCGTTACCTCTTCTTCGCGCGGATCGCCGCGACCTTGGCTTTCGCGGCGTCGATCTTCGGGAGCGTGTCGCGAATCGCCTTGTGGGCCTTGTACATGCGGTGGGCCGCGAGCCCGCCGGAAACCATGTTGGCGGCCTCGATCCCGGCCGCGAGCGGGAGCCCTACGGGCCCCATAACCGGGTTCGCGCCGACGAGCGGGAGGAACTCGGCCTTGCGGATGCGGGCTGTCATGTCCTCGCGTTCGGGCTCTAGGACCTTCGAGGCACGCTCCCACGCCGAAGAACCCCGCGGATACAGTACTTCACCGGTCTTCCGCATTCGGCCTGCTACTCGTTCAGCGGGAGTCTGTCGGGGCTTCGCCATTACTTCTTCACCTTCCGCTCGGAGCGGATGCGCGCGACCTGCGCCTTCTGCTTGTCAATCTCCGGCTTTACGCTCGCGATCCACTTCTTGGACTTGTCGAGCGAGGCGGCCGCCTTGCCCCACCCCGCGGCACCAAGGAGGGCGGCGCCCGCCGAACCGGCGGCCGCGGCCTGACCTCCCGCACGTAGCGCTCCAGCAACTTTACGCATCCTTGGAATAGCGCTGGTTGCCTGGTACGTCCACCCGGCCTTCATGGCGTGGTTCGCACCGGCCTCGTCCAACGCGAGGCCTCCTACGCCTGGGATCACGGTGCCGAGGGTTCCGGCCAGGCCACGCTTGTTGACCTCGCTAGTTTCCGGTTCGAGGACACGGTCCGCGTACTCGTTGGGGGTCTCCCACTGCCGCTTCGTCTGCCGCTCCGCGGGTGTCTGTCGCTTCTTTGCCATGCTAGTAGTCCTCGTCCTCGTGGGGGATGCCCGCGGGACCGATCTCGCCGCTCGCGGCGCGATCCGCGTAGTGCTGCTCCTCGGCCTTCTGCTGCGCGTCGGCCTGCTCGCGCTCCTGGAGCTCCTGAATCGCGTTTTCCGGGAACGAAAGCAGCGCGTTAATGACCATGATGCCACCACGACAGTAGTCATCAGGTTTCGCGTTATGGCGTTCACGAGCCGGGGCCGCAAGGTCGTGATAGAAGCCCCGCAGCATTCCCTCAAGGAATGGTTTGTAGAACGTCATGTACGCGTCAGAATTAACGATGAACGCGATCGCGTTCGCTTGGTCCGTGTTGATGTCGAGATTGATTCTCTGGGACTCAAAATCCATTACCGGGTCCACTTATGGCCTCCAATCATTGGGTACTCGTGCTTGAACCACTCCTGAGTCAACTCAAGACCGTGTTGAAGATCGGTTTTTGGCCGCCACCCAAGTAGCGTGCGCGCCATTGTCGAGTCGATTACGCGCCTCGGGATTCCATCAATTCCGCGAGGTTTCTCATGACGGGGAGTGACGCCCATCAGCCGCGCGAGGTCGTTTACCGATGTTTCGATGCCGGTCCCGAGATTCATCATGACGCCACGCAACCTCTGTGATCGGTACAACGCGATCACGAGGGCATCCACCACGTCGTCGATGAATAGGTAGTCACGTGTGTCGGTTCCGTCCCCGTAGATCACCGGGTCCGGCTTCCGCATGAAGTTCGAGACGACCCCACAGTAGGGATTCGTTTCAAGCTGGTGTGGGCCGTACACGTTAGAGAGCCTGACGGTGACCGCACCACCGCGTGCCGCGAGGTGATCTCCGGTCAATTTCGTTGATGCGTAAATGCCGCGCGGATTTGTGCGCGTATCCTCGGTAATGGGCTGAACGTCGCTCCGCCCGTAAATCGACACAGAACCTGTGTAGACTACTCCGGCACCAGTAAAACGTGCAGCGTCCAGTACGCGCTGCATCCCGGCCACGTTTGTACGGATTGCGCGCATTGGCTCGATTTCCGCGAGCGTGATGTTCGTGGTCGCGAGGTGCGCGATGAGCTCAACCCCGCGAAGCGCTTCATACATGGCGAAATCCGCGATGTCAAGAAACAGGCGCGAAGCTCCCTCTGGGACCAACGAACCATCCGCCGTTGAGAGGTTGTCGATCACGAGTACGTCGTGGCCGGCGGCTACGAGGTACTTCGCGAGCCTGGAACCGATAAATCCAGCCCCGCCCGTCACCGCGATCTTCATGAGGGCCTCACTTGGTAGATGATGTTGCTGCGCCACACAAGATCGTGCTTTCCGTTCGGATAGAGGTAGAGCGTCGAGAGGATGAAGTCGAAGTCCCCTTCGTATCGGTCACCCCACACGCCGAGCCTGTCGGGGACGTTCGGGCAGACAAACATCGGTCCCCCGACGTTGCCCTCATACACGACCCAGTGGGCCGGGAGCATCTTCCCGTCCCCGTACGCCATCGCGAACATGAAGGGCCGATCGGGGAGCCGCGCGATCTGGTCGCGCACGATGTCCAGCGCACGAGGGCTCAGGGAATCGTCATCATCGACAAACATCAGGTGGGTCCCCGTGGCACGCTTAATCGCGGCCCGCCGCTGTGGGTTGCCGAACGATCCAGGAGCCTCGTCTCTCCAGTACTTGAACCGTGGGCCCATTCGTGAGACGAACTCCTCCGGATCATTTCGAAGGTTGTTTCCGACTACGAGGACCTCGTCGTTTTCGCCGAGCTGCTGAGCGAGCTCGTTGAGGGTTCGCTCAAGTGCGGGTCTACCGATCGTCGGTACGATGATCGAGAAGCGAACGTCGAACGGCGCGCGGTTCTCGATGTAGTACGCGTATTCTTCCGGGCGTTCATCGGGCCGCGTGAACGAAATTACGCGGTCCAGCCATACGGTATCGTTGAACCAGAGCAGCTTGGCGGCCTGGATCATGACCTGATCGCCGATGTACTCGAGGCCCATCTTCGGGAGCACGGAAGCGCGGCCCGGGAGCACGAGGCAATGCCCGTCGAGCGCGTATAGCCCACTCAGGTTCTCGAGCCCGTCGCGCAGCGGCTGCGTGAACGACGGCGTGAACCATAGCTTGCCCCACACGAAGCTGTCGATCTGCGCGACGATCAGCGAGCTAGGGTGCCGCTCGCGCTCCTCGCGGATCGCGTCGAACGCGCCGGGGACAAACACATCGTCGTCATCCTGGTATACGATGCTGTCAACAGTTCCGTGGAGCTCGTCGAGCGCGAAGTTGAGGTGCTCGTGGCCGTACTCCGCGCTCGGTCTCCTATCGCGCACCACATACTCAAACCCGAACGACTTCACGAACTCTACGTAGGCGTCGGCCGGCGTGCCGTCGAACACCACCAGCACCCGGTCGCCGGGCTCTAGTCCCTGGGCCTTGATGCTCGCGAGCGCCGCGGCTAGTGATGGGCGCCCAAACGTCGTCACGGGTACCCCGATCGTCGTACGTACCACGCGGTTCCTTTCTACTGTACAGGCGAGAGAGTGCCCTGGAGGTCCTGCGGGAGACCGGGGCCCTGCTGCTGGAGAGCGACCGGAACCTGGCCCGAGAGAATCTGGCCGGAGGTCGGGACGTTCGTGGCCTGCCCGTTGCCGGCGAGATCGAGCGCCTCCTTCATCGCGGGCTGCTGCTGCACGATCTCGTTGATGTTCGGAATCTCGAGCGCCCGCATGATCGAGCGGAGGAAATTCACCATGTTGATGTTGCCCATGATCTGGGGGCTCGCTCCGATGAACTGGAGCACCTGGAACAGGTTCTGCTGCTGCACGGTCTTCGAGAGCGCGGCTGAGGCGCCGAGGGCCCTCGCTGCGTAGTCCGGGGCGAGGTCCGCGTCCTCGATCGTCGCGCGGCTCGGGGGGTAAGGGCTGTTCGTGATCGGGTCGATCTCCGACGCGCTGTCGAGAATCAGGACCTCCTTGGGGGTCGGGAGGAACTGCTTGTCGAGCGCGACGAACATGTTCGCGAGCTTCTCGAGGTAGACCTCCTCGTAGATTCGGCTCTCGAGCATGAGGCGGGTGCCGGCGGCCTCGCGGCGGCCGACGAACTCGCGCGCGGTCTGGCGGTCCCCGCCGGGGAGCCCGCTCACCGCGTCCTCGATGATCCCGGTCCCCATCTGCGCGAACTCGCGCATCTGCGAGACCTGCTGCACCCCGACCTGGATTCCGCTCAGGTTTGCCTGGAGCGGCCACACGACGCTCTGGGGCGGTCCGTCGACTCCGATGAAGCGCCCGGGGCGCGCGAAGAGGTTGCGGGTGTTGAGGCCCTTCGAGCGGTCGTAGAACCACATCGGGTCGATCACGAGGTCGGTCGCGTCGAGCTGCTGGTTGATGTAGCGGTTCGCGGCGATCTGGAGCTTCTCCGCGATGTCGGCCTTCCCGGGAGAGTCGAAGTAGTGGGGGTCGGGGGTCGGGGAGAACGCGACGAACGGGATGCGGCCGTGCCAGAACGGGTTCGGGCGGTTCCGCATCAGGTACTTGCGGTTCGCGACCGTGATGACGCGGTTCGTGCACCCGTCGTCCGCGAGCTCGGTCGGGACCATCCCCCAGAGCTCGAGGAGCTCCACGGGACGCGAGTACTTGTCCATCCAGCGGGCTTCCTGCTCCGTCATCCCGGTGCGGGCCTGGAAGCGCCGCATCAGGACCTCGTCCGCGGCCTGCTCGGCGTTCGTGCCGCCCTCGGTCTCGAGGCGGGTTACCTCGTCCTTGTCGAAAATGCCCTGGGACGTGAGGAACCGGAGCTCGTCGACGTCGAGGAAGTAGCGGCGGATGAACCACTGGTGCTTGCGGATCGGGCCGCGGCCGGGCTGCGGGAACGCGTCGAGCCGGTCGACGTTCTCGTAGTTCGGGCCGTCGAACGTCGTGACGTTCTGGCGCCGGATCGTGCGGACCCGGGTGCCGGAGAGCGGCATCGCCTCGACCTTCTCGAGGATGCGCGACTCCTCGCGGTGGTCCCACATCACGGCCGAGATCGCGACGCCGTAGAGGTCGGCCGTCACGAACGTGTCGACCTCCTTCATGAAGGCCTCGCAGTCCTTCATCTGCGCGGACACGAGGGCCTCCCACTTCCTGGCGGTCGGGGCGTCGTCGGGCCCGTAGCCGTAGAAGTACACGAGCGGCCACGCGTTCAGGCTCGTCGCGACCTTGCGGGCCGCGTCGCTCCAGATCGTCTGGAAGATCAGGGGGATGTGGATGTTGTTCTTGTGGGGGTGGAATCGGCCGGTGTAGACTCCACGGAAGAGGTCGTAGAGGCGGGGGAGCCGGTTGCGAACGCCGAGGAAGTAGTTCTCCGAGAACTTGTGGCGCCCGCAAACGACGTCGACGATCTGGTCGCGTCGAGCGATCGCGCCGCTGGCCCTCGTGAGCTTGTAGTTAATCCCCATTCGGTACTTCCTTTGGCTTCAGCCAAGGCGGTAGCTCGAGCTTCAGCTCGCGGCCGTTAACGTCGACCACGGTGCCGGTCTCGAGCGCGTGCTCGAAGAGCGCGCGGGTGAGGTCGACGTCGTCCATGCAGTACTGGAAGAGCTTCGCCCAGTGGCCGTCCTTCGCGAGCTGGGGAGCCGCCGCCCCCTTCCCGGTCTTGGTGCGCCCGATCGTGCGGAGCGCGACGTCGCCGAGCTTGTTGCCCTTGAACTGCTTCACGCCGGTGCGCCGGAGCGCGTCCCAGATCGTGGTGAGCAGGTCGAGGTGGTGCTTGAGCCGGAGCTTCCGTCCGAGGATGCCCTCGACGATGGGGATGTCGAAGGACCGGGAGTTGAACCCGACGACGAGGTCGGCCGACTCGAGGTGCGCCGCGCAGTCCGCGACGCAGTGGTCGTCGTACAGGTACGTGCGGCGCTGCTCGGAGTCCCAGACCGCGAGCGCGGAGATTCCTCCCTCGCCGCGCCTCATGGCCTCCCAGCCGTCCTCGAGCTCGTCGGCCATCAGGCGGGTCTCGAGGTCGAACACAACGATGTGGGGCACGGAGAGTCCTTTCTACTTCGGGTTCTTAGCGGCCCTCGCGCGAAGCGCGCGGTTCACAACCTTACGCATCTCGATCTGGGGCTTTAGGGCCGCGATCTTATGCTCGTTCTCGGTCTGCTTCCACGCGGGAACCGCGCTCACGATACCGCTGTACATCCCCGCCTGCGCTCCAATCGCCGTGCCGAGGGGGCCGAATAGGGACCCGATCGCTCCGCCGGCCACGGTGCTCGCCCCTACGTGCGCTCCGAAGCGGCCCAAGGAAACCTCGCCCTTCGAGGGCTTCGTCGGCTTCTTGGGGATCGAGGTGCCCGTTCCGTCGCGCGGTGCCTCGAGGAGAGGCGTCATCTTGATGGGCCGCGAGACGCCGCGGGGGCCCTCAGAAAGCGGTGTGAGCTTCATGGCCCGCGAGGCGCTCTTCTCGATCGGGTTTGGGCGCTTTGGCATCCTGGTCTCCTAGTAGTGGAACGACTCGGCGCTCGTCTCCGGCGCGAGGTTCGGGTGCTGCTCGTCGTATCGCTTCATGAGCTCGAGGTCGCCAATCCGGCCCCCAAAGCCCTTGAGGTCCTCGTCGCCCGGCGAGATCGGGTAATCGCCTTCGTTCGGGTCTCGGCCGCCCATCGCGTAGTAGGGGCGGTACCACCAGTGGAGCTCGTCCTTGTCCTCGTCGCCGAACACGTCGGCCGAGCAGTCCGAGAGGTCGCGGGGCTTCACGAACCCGACGCGAAGCATTTCGTACTCGAGCCGCGCGCGGTTCTGGGCATCTTCGAGGAGCCTTACGTAGCCCTCAACCCACAGCGCAGCGGCCGCGCGGATGCGGTCGTCCTTCCCTGTCTTCCGGTTGATCTCGATGATGTCGGGCACCCGGATTCGGGCGCCCTCGAGCGCCTGCTTCACGCTACTCGTCCAGAGGCCCGAGAGGCCCCCGGGGTTCTTGTCGGCCGTGATGACCCGCACCCGAATCATCCGGCGCCGGAGCTCGAGCATCGTCTTCACGAGCTCGTCGTTGAAGTCCTCGGCGCGCCACGTCGCGTCCATCTTCGCGCCATCGAAGTACACGATCCCGTTCCGGGACGCGGGGTGGAGCCACACGGCGATCACGTTCGTGTCGCCCTTGCGGCGCCGGTCCTCGGTCCGGTACGCGGTGTCGCAGTGGACCGTCGCGTACTCGATCGCGGGGAGGTGCTGGCGCGGCGAGCAGTCCTTCGGGCACGCGGCTGTGCACGCGATCCGCATCGTCGCGACCTGTTCCTTAACGAGCGGCATGTGTTCTCCGGTCGCGGGGTCGTTGTCGAGTTGCGCGGCGTAGTCGGACGCGTCGCGCGCCTCTTCCTGGAGCAGGCGCTTATGGGACCACACGCACGGGAGCACGGGCTCGCCTTGCTCGTAGTTCGTGGTGTTCATGTGGTCGCGCGCCTGGAGGTAGTAGACCCGCCAGCGCCCCGAGCCGATCTTCTTCGCGAGCTCCGGGTCGTTCGGGGGCATCCCGTCCCACGAGAGCACCCCGTCGTCCGCGAGCGCCTTCCCGATGATGTCGTCGATCAGGTAGCGGTTCCCGACGAGCATGTAGAACCCGTCCTTGCGGACGGCCGGGAACACCGCGTCGTGCGCGATCTGGACCGACTTGAGCCACGCGCCGCCGGTGTCGCGGAGCTTGTTGCGGGAGATTGGGTCGTCGAACACGACCGCGAGGGGATGGTAGCCCGTGATGCCCTTGTCGACTCCGAACGTGTCGAACGAGGGTTCCGAGAGCCCGGTTGCGGTGCGGTACGCGTGCTCGAAGCGCTCGTACGACCACTCGCGGCGCGGATCGTACCACTGACCGAAGAGCCAGCAGAACCACGCGTACGGGTTCGTTCCGCGGACGACTTCCTTGACTGGCTTCAGAAAGTCCTTGGCCTTCGGGTGGACCTCGGAGCCGATAACCGTTGACATGTTAGGCTCGTCGAGGTGCATCCACAGCATGGCGATCTTGGTCGCCGTCACCGTTTTCCCGAAGTCGCGCGGGAGGACTACGCCCACCTGCCAGAGTTCTACGTTACCGGCGCGGCGGCTTTCCTTCCACTCGATGATCTGGTTCTGAAGCCAGCGAAGGAACGGGCGGTGGACCGGCTCGTAGAACCACCGGATGCCACCCGTCTCGCGGATGAAGGGGTCGATTCCCCAACCGAGCCGCGCGAACCACCAGAGCGCGTCAGGATGGGTGTCGAGGCCCTTGGGCGCCATGACGTCGCGCCAGAGTTCGCGCTCGGCGTCGAGCGACCACTGGACCACGCGCTAGAAGGGCCGGGGGACCCGGCGCTCGAGGTCGGTCGTGTCGATGCGGCTAAAGCCGGCGTCAGGCCTGCCCTTCGCCGCCATCCCTAGCGGAGAGCGGCGAGCCTCGAGGGCCTGCTCCTTCATGTGGTCCCAGAGCGACTTCCCGAGGTTCTTCTCGTCGGCCTCCTTGCGGGCGGCTTCGATCGCCCGAAGGCAGTCGTCGCAGTACGGCTGGTACTCCTGGCCCGATAGCTTCGGGCCGTTGCAGTTGCCGCACGTGTAGCGGATGTGACTCATTGGGTCTCCGTCCATGTCCGGCCGTTGAAGGTCCCGGCGCGCGTCCCGAAGTGGACGTAGACCGCGCGCGTGAAGTCCTCGCCGGGCTTGAGGTGCGCGAAGCACTCCTTGAGCTTGTAGCCGTAGAAGAACTTGGTCGTGCGGCCACGAACAACGGTCACGCAGTACAGCTTCTTCGGGATCATGTGATCCTTTCTTCGGGGGTGCAGACGAGCCCGAGGGTGTCGTACGAGGCCTCGCGGGCTGACCGGAGTCGGAGGATGAACTTGTCGATCGTTTCGTGGGGGCGCTGGTGGATCACGCGGGGGAGGAACCCGAGCGCTAGTTGAGCTTCGCGGCGATCGCGTTTCTCCACCACGTTCGCTTTCGTGTGTCCGCGTCTACGTAGACCCACAGCGCCTTTCCCCATGCTTCGATGATCTCCTCTTCGAGGTCGTCGGCGACCGCGGCGTCGAGATCGAGGACCTCGGAGGCCACAACGTGCGCGAGCTCGTGGAGCACGAGCAGGATCAGGCCGTCCTGGTCCCCGTCGATGTGAATGTGTACGTCAATCGGTGAGCGGCCCTGGCTCTGGTTCCACTTCACCTTCGCGCGGTCCGCCTGGAGTGGCGACGAGCTGATCGTCGTGTCGGGGCGCTGGATCAGGGTCCGGCACCGGGTGTGGAGGGTCCGGAGCGAGAGCGGCCGCATCGGGTTGCTCCTTCCGCCCGAAGGCGCGTTCGAACGCGAAGCTCGCGATCCGGAGCCCGACGGCCTCGCACAGGAGCGAGAGCCGCGTGATGCGGTCGTCGTCCGTGAGGGGCCGGCCGGGCCCGAGCTGATCGCGTGCCCCGAGCTCCGACTTGATCTTGTTGTACATCGCGAGCGCCGCGAGGCGAACCTGCGGGGACTCGACCCGGCTGTTCGCGAAGCGGCGGCAGAGCCTGAGCTGCTCCTCGATCGAGAACTCGTGGCCGGCCTCGGCCTCCGCGTTCGCGGCCTTCGTGAGGAGCTCCGCGGTCCCGGACGCGATCAGCGCCTCGGGGTCGTCGTCGGGAGCGGCGGGGGTGGCCGGCCGGGGGGTGGCCTTGGGAGGACCCGCGGTCGAGGTCCAGTCGCCGAAGGACGGAGGGACTCGGCCCTCGGTCCGGAGCACCGCCCGCACGCTCGTGACGAGCCGCATCGAGACCTGGCAGGCCTTGACTACGTCCTCGTTGCGGTGGCGCGGGTTTAGGAGTAGGAAGCGCTCGACTGCGAGCCACTTCTTCGATCGCTTGTTCTGTGGTCGCTTGGACAACTCGTTGTCCCTTCGTCGTTTGCGAGCCAAAATGCGGCGCGCGGGGAGAGGCGCGTACCCCCCTTTTTGTACCCGTATCGGTATGTATGGGGGCCCTCCCCCGGCCCCGCGCCGCCCGGCGCCCGCGCGCTGGCTGGGCCCTCGTCGAGGGGGAGGGGGCAGGCGGGCCCTTGGCGCGCTTCTTGCCCGGGATCGCCCCACGCGCGCATTGTCTCACCCGCGCTCGCGCGTGTCAAGCGAAATCGGCACGCGTCTTGCTATAGCGCACAGCGTGCCAACCCGGGCTCCCGCGTTCCGCACTGTACGCGATGGCGTAACGCCCGATCGCCCTCGAAAGCGCGCGAGGCCCCGCCCGCAACCCCTTGCGGCGCAACGATGCGCGCGGCGCGCGGACTGGCACGCCCCGTGCACTGGATCCCGGGTAGCTGGCCGGGTACATCGGGCCGGTACAGGAGGCGCGGCGCTACGGCTGCCGGCCCACCACGCGGTGCGGACGCTCGACCGTGTAGACTGGTGGGGACCGGGTGTCACCGCCGCCGGGATCCCGAAGCGGGGGACAGCGCTCGACCGGCCGTCTACAGACGCCGGCCAGGCGCGCGGCCCCAGCGACCCGGACCCGCCCACCGACCCTTCGGGGTAGGGGCACACGGGCTACAGGCTCCGAGCCAGCGAGAGCATCCGCCCGTCCATTCTGGTGTAGACGACGCCGCCACCGTGCGGCACAGTACAGCGGACCCGAGCGCGCGCCCAGCGGTGGGCGGGCGCCACGGTCCGCCGGCCCCAAGGGCGCCGCCTTCACGGTGGCGGGGCTGAGCAGCTACAGAGCGCGCCCGCACACGGAGGTCTAACGGGATGGACAACACCGAGACGATGGACACTCAGAAGAAGCTCGCCGAGAGCGCCCTGGAGCGCTCCGACCATTACGCGGCCCCCGCGTCGCAAGTCATCGTCCTGCGCGCGATGGTGCACGCCGTCCTTTGCCTCGCGGCCACCATCGCCCGGGGCCAGCGCTACCCGTTCAACAAGGGGGCCTAACGTGCCCGCGATGATGCACACCGGAATGCACACGACCCGCGTCCGCAGCTTCGGCTACGACCCGCAGCAGGGCGGCTCCACGACCCGCGAGCACGACGTCACCATCGAGCTTACCATCGACGTCGGGCGCCTCGTCCAGAAGATGGCCTCGCAGGCCCTGCGCTCCAAGAACCGCAAGAGCACCCTCGCCGACAGCATCATCGTCGCGCACGTCATCAACTCCAAGTGCATCGACCTGAGCGCGGAGGCCTAACGTGGCGGTCCGAGGCTTCGACAAGCTCCCGCGCTGCAACGTAAACTGCTCGGGCGGTTCGCTCGCCCAGCTTGAGGCCGCAGTCGTCAACGCGGCCCGCATGGGCTTCGACGCGGCGCACCTCAAGCGCCACGTGGCCGGCGTCCTGAAGGCGTGCGCCGAGGGCCGCTACACCGACGAAAGCGAGGGGACCAAGTGAAAACCATCCTAAACGACGCCACCCGGAAGCTGGAGCCCGTCGAGGACCCGAGCGAGACCCGGGCCCGCGAGGCCCGCCACGCCGCGCAGCGGGCCGCCTGGGACCGCCCGGTGCGCTTCACCGTCGAGCGCCGCAACGCCTGGGGCCGCGTGGTCTATGCGGTCCTCGACACCTACCGCGTCGCCACCCGTGAGCAGCCCGACGCGCGGCTGGTCGCGCGCTGCGACTCGCAAGCGCTCGCCGCGAACGTCTGCACCGCGATGAACGCGTTCGAGAAGCGCAACCTGGAGGCCCTCAACAAGTAGGAGGCCCCGTGCTTACCCTCAAGCGCAAGCCGTTCCCGTTCGATCGCGGGTTCACCGACACCGCCACCGGGGAGCACCTCGACGCCTTCGAGCGCCGGTGCGACACCGACGGGGACCCGCTCAAGAGCCCGTTCACCTGCTCGCTCTGCGACCGGGTCCTCAAGTGGGGCTCCCACTTCTGGCGCAGCGCCCCCGCTCTCCGGAACGCCACCCGCGCCGTCTGCAACGAGTGCGCCACCGTCACCGACTAGGAGGCACCACCATGCTGGCACACGAACGGCGCCTGTACCGATTCTCGTGCAGCGCGACGCTGGAGTTTGCGGTCGAGTCCGACTGCTACGCCGGCGCGCGCAAGCTCGCCGAGGCCTATATCGCCGACAACCTCGGCGGCATCACCATCGACGAGTCGCTCGGGGGCGTGACGGTCGCGCCCGACGGCGGCGAGTACCTCGTGTTCGAAGACGTGAACCCCGACCAGGAGGCGTAACCGTGGCCCACTTCATCGTCAGCGCAACCGGGCGCGCCTCGACGCGCGCCACCCGCATCGGCACCAAGAAAACCGGGGTCGACGCCCACGCGCGCGGCTGGGACATCGGTGGCCGCGTGTCGTGCTGGCACGCGGACGACACCGACTACGTCGCGCTCTACATCACCGCCGGAAGCAACAACAGCTACACCGACGCCCACGTCGCGACCTTCAAGCTGACGGGCGACGGCCCCAAGCGGGTCGAGGCGTCGGCGGCGCTCCAGGCCATCATCGACCGCGGGGCCGAAATCCTCAACGGCCCCCCCGAGAACAAGGAAGAGCGGGCGCTGGAGGTTCTCCAGGCCCTCGTCGACTACCAGGAGGTGACACCGTGCTGAACCTAACCGACTCCATCATCGACTTCGAGCAGGGCAACCTCGACGAGGACGCCACGATCGCGCTCTTCCAGGCCCTCATCGACAACGGGATGGCCTGGACCCTACAGGGTTCCTACGGCCGCACGGCCGCCTCGCTCATCGAAGCGGGGCTCTGCACCAGGAAGGGGGCCTGACGTGTTCCACGCGTGGAGAATCGGCTACATCACAGACGGCAGCGTCCTGTG